CCGGCTCCGGTTTAGTATCAACTTCATCACTTTTGGTGACAGAATCAACACTTGCTGGAGAAACAACGACTGTTGGTTTAACATCAACTACTTTAGCTTTATTATCAATCCCCTCACTCTTGATGACATCATCAACACGTTTGGGAGAGACAGTAACTTCAGTATTAGTTTCCATTTTAACTTCTTCTTAGTGTTAATATTAATAGAATTAAGGGGATAACAATATATTAATAATTTCAATTTTTTTTATTATTATGTAATTTTAATCCATAATTAATTAATATTTATTAATTAATTATATGTTATTTTAAATAATGACACAGTTGATATAAATAAGCATGAACTTTGAATTATATAAATAATAATTAATATAACATCTTTTGAAATCATATTATTTCTATTTAAATAGTTAATTAATTCAAAAAGCATAAATGCATTTGTCATCATAAATAGTATTGTAAAGAATATTTTTTCTAATTTAATTTCTATTGTAAACGATACATAACTTGAAAATAATATAATAATAGATATAAAATATAGAATAATAACCTCTTTTGATGTACTAATAACAAAAATACCAATTACAATATTTTGCATCAATGATACAATTAAATATAGCAAAAACCAGAATTGATTTGAAATCATTATTTACTAATTATATTTATTTTTTCTTTATTATGAATATATAAATAATGTCTGCATCACTAGCAACAGCACCACCAGCAACAACACCTGCACCCCAACCAATGGTAATAACACAACCAATTCAACCGATTCCTATTGAAGAAAAAACAATTATATTTTGGAATATGGGATATAATAAGTCTGGATTACATTTTGGTAATTTTGTAATTCCATGGTGGATCGTTGCAATTATTGCAATTCTTTTAATTTATTTCATCTACAACCGATTCTTCAAAAGGCAAAAAACAATTATTGGATCAATCACTAAAGCATTACCACCAATTATAGCAATTCCGCCAACAACAACAACAACAGTTAATAAATTTAGAAGCGTTTAAAAATTGATTTATTAAAAATAATAAATTAATTTAAATTAATTTAAAGACTATTGATTATATTTAGTAATTTTTTCTGATATTCTTCTGTAGTATATTTACTTTTTGGTAAAATTTTCATTTTCCGTTCAAATCCTAACATAATAGCATTTTTTATAATGGCAACATTTTCATTAAATAATTTTCCTTCTTCTTTTATAGCTATTGGTGGGATGACTACTTTTTCAACGGGATGTCTAATTAACATTCCAATATTTTTACATAAATCACTATTTTTTAATTTACTGACTTGAATGGCCATTTTGTAATAACCTATCGCCACCAATAATTCGTCATATGAAAATATATCCAATTGATTTATATATTTTTTCTCATTCAAGCCATTCAATTTAAATAATATACCATCATTATCCCCAATATTAAAATTCGTAATAACAGGAACACCACATGCTAATGATTCTAAAATACAATAAGGCATTCCTTCATGTACACTTGTTAATATAGTATAATCCGCATTTTCATATAGTTTATGCTTATTATCCGTAAATTCTTCAAAATGAACATTGTCTTTTATCCCACAAATATTAACAAGATTTTCCAAAAATTTTTGATATTGTTTATCTTCATATTTTCCAAATAAATGTAAATGAATAGATTTATCAACACTCGTCATCGCACAAAATAACATTGGTAAATTTTTCTCCGGTGTAAATCTCCCAATATAATGAATATTAATTATTCCTGATTCCTTTTTATCATGTTTAATTTCAAATGTCTCGACATAATTTTCAAATACAATTATTTTCTTTGTTGGATAAATATTACTCACTTTATTCGCTATTTCGTCGGATACACATATAAATCCATCTATATATTTTATACTCTTACTAATCACGAAGTTAGATGGACAAATTCCTGAATGAATAACAAAATATAATTTATTTTTCTTGTTTATTTTAATAAAATCCAAAATATTGTTATCCCAAAAATTTGGTAATAAATAATTATTGACTATTATTACATTTCGTTCCCCAAAATCAGTTGTATGTGGAATTTTATTAAATATCCCTTTATAAGGAATTTTTATACTCTCTAAATGTTTCGTAAAATTTAAGTACCACGTATAAGTCCCTCCATTTTGAAATGGATGATTAACTATAAAAATCATTATATTATTAATAAAATGTAAATTTTATTAATAAATATCTTCGTATTAAATTTATCTCTTACTTTAAATTAAATTAATTTTTTACTTGATTTATTTTACAATGCAATTTCATCACTCGCTTCCCATGTACTTGGATCAAACATAACTCTCAAAAAGATTCGATAATAACCAACCGTAACAGAGTGTGTAGTTGATGATGTATAATATGTGTATTGAATCCCTTCTGCATCAACACCGCCCTGTGCAATATCGGCTGTTGTTACAACAACAGGATCGGTAGAATCAGCACTATTCGCCACTATAAATTTTGTATATGCATTATATGTCGTCGTTGTTAAATCAAGAGTCGTCGCTCCAGTTGTCGTATATGTCCTCATTCCATCAGTTTTTGTTGCTGCATTATCTAATGCCTGAACAATTCCAGTATTTCCTGCTTGGACTTTTGCCAATACTTCAGCGTCAGTTAAACTCATTATATATATTATATATAGAGTTTTTTAATTTTTACTTCGTGATAATTATTATATAAAAATAATTTTATTTTTAATTAAATATATAATTTTAATTATATTTTTAGTTTTATAATTTATTAAATAAACGCATTTATTTTTATAACACATGATATTTATCATATAATATTTGATGATTTATTTTATGTGGATTTTCAATAGGATTTTCAGATATATCAATTTCAGTAAGTGTATCTGGATATTTACAATTAATTTTACATATATTTGATTTTTTACTATACCATTTATTTAAATTAATTGGTAAATGATTGATAACTCTTAAATTACAATACGAAGTATCAAGTTTTTCAATTGAATCTGGAAATGTATCATATACCAATCCTGTATTAGATATATCTAAAAGTTTAACATTTTCCGGAATATTCATTTTAATTAAATTAGGATTATTACGTACACATAACAATTTAATAGTATTTGGTAGTGTTGGTAATGTTGTAAGAAAATTATCATCTAACACTAATTTTTCAATATTTTTATTCTCAATATTAATAATATTTGTTATGCAATTATCAGAAAATTTTACACGTCTGAGTGTATCTGGAAATTTAGAAAAATTAACTTCTCTCAATCTACATTTAATACAACATAAACATTGTAATTCTGGTGGAAGTTTTGGAAGTTTTTCTATTAACGAATCTCTAATTATTATTTGAATAACTGATTTTAATTCTTTAAGTGACGGTAATTCACAATTAACATTCACTAAATTTAATGTTTTTTCGTCATTTTTCTTGACACGATCTATAGTTTCAATAACATGTTTATCACTAAAACATTCCATTATTGTCGCCATTGTATATATAGATATCAATAATCTTAATATTAATATCCTAAAATATTATTTATTTTCAATTTTTTATATATGATTAAGCAAGATGAATATGAAGTAAATAATGGTGAAGATTCACCATTAAATTTAACAAATAAAGTTGTATTATACACAGACGGCGATTTATGGAAAATTGTTCCGCTAAGTATTATGAAAAAATATCCAATATTATACGACTGTTTTCATGAATCTGGAGAAGGTATTTATCCAATTACACTTGTTGTATGTCCAATTTCATTAATAACAATCGTCCTAAAGGGATTATACACATTTGAAAAATATAATGATGTTATTATTTTAAGATCCGATTCAATAACATTCCCAATAAATAATATTCCAAAAAATATAAAACGTTTAGAAGCAAAAATATTAACCCTAAAAAATGCAATTACACTTGTTAGAGATATATCGTATATTATTTTGAAAAAACAACCTACCAAAAAAACAGAAAAATTAAAATCATATTATAAAGATAATCCATATGATAAATCATTAGTATATGTTATAAGCTATAAATCATTCAAAACAAAAAATGATAAATATTCAATTATTATTGGAAAAAATATTAATAAAGATACAATTACTGGCTATGATATATCAAAAAGTGGCGTACTTGAATATTTAACAAAAAATCAACAAAAAATAATTAATAAAGAGGGATATTCATTTCCATGTTTACTTTACATGGCATTTAAACTTTTTCCTAATTCAAGAATCGTTTATCTAATTTAAATTAATTTTAAATTAATTTAAATTAATTTTAATTTAATTTAAACAGTTGTCCCGACGGGTGCTGTTGGTTCCGTTGGTGATTCTGGTTCCGTTGGTGATTCTGGTTCTGGTGGTGTTGGTTCTGTTGGTAATGTTGGTTCTGTTGGTAATGTTGGTTCTGGTGGCGGTGTTGGTAATGTTGGTAGCATTGGTTCTGGAATAATAATTTTATCAAGGACATCATCATATTTATCTGGTTTATCCGATGTATCAAAAGCAGTCCAAAAAGTTTTGATGGCTACTTTAATATTATCTTTAACTTTAGCTGGCTCTTTAATATCATCTTCATAATTTCCACTAATCCCCAAATCATTATAATGTAATTCAATAAACTTACGTAATATTGTTTGGTCATCAGGTATAATTGGATTTTCTGATTCATCAGTTATTAATGATAAAAACATCAATTTATACATATTGCTAAAAGTAAGCATTTTTCTTGATGTATTTCTATATCCCTGTAATTTATCAACTAATCCTGTTAAATAATTCTCCAAATTTTTCAATTCTCCCTCAGCATTATTTAAATTACGTATACAAGTAATCATTTCTTCTGTTGGTTCTTTTGTAATAGTCTTTAATTCACACGTTTTGAACTTATTAATCGTATCATATTCTTTAGCAATAATATCACTTGCATTTGGATCCGAAGAAATGGGAACATTAATAGATCCTAAACTTTTATCTATTAAATCTTTTGTTTTGTCTCTTTCTTCTTTTCCACTTCCTAAAAGAATAGATGGATCAATACCACGTTTTGCTAATTCCATTTCGTAATAACTAAGCTTTTTATTATAAACTGATGCACCTCCAGTTTGTCCCTTTCTCAATAACTTTGAATTGTATTTGTTAAGTTTTTTGATTAATAACTCAACATTATTAGAATTTGTATCGTCTGACATTGATATATTATAATAATATATTTTTTAACTAACTCCAATAAATTTATTCTCAACATTTTTAATATTATACTTAATATCATTGGATTTAACATATTCATCATCAACATCATATATTTCAATATTATTGTCCAATGTTAAAAATCCTGTGTCATCATATAATTTATATTTAATTTTCCTTTTCATTATTTTTTCATTATAATCATTAACATATTTTTGTATTTTTTCTATGATAAAATTAAATACATTATCAACTATTTCTTCCAATGTTCCTTTAAAAAATTTATTTACATTTGATTTTTTAATGTCATTAACATAATGAGGATATACAACTTTGTTTATATAATCAATTTCATCATGTGTATATAGTATTTTTTTCATATCATTACATAAACTAGGGTGTGTTTTTATAAATTTTCTCCTGTTTTCTATAACTTGACCTTTTGATGTCGTTATATTTATATGTACATCCGGTTGGAAATATATTCTGTCTCTTGGAAATGCTGTTCCCGTTACTATTACTCCCCGTTTATTAAATTCCACATCCTTGTTAAACTTTTCCCAATTATATGAATCTAAATCATCCCAATCAACAACAGTTAATTTATCACTAATTTTAACTTTTTTATTATATTTTTTTTTACAATAACTTTCTAAACTCATACACTGTAATTTAAAATCATTATTAATATTTTTTGCAACATATGTTTTTCCTGATCCACTTAGACCAGATATTAATATAATTAATTGATCCTTAAATTTTATATAGGCTTCAATTATATTCATATTTTATTTTATATATGTTAGTTGAGTTTATATTTATACTTCATGTATTATTAATATTATTCATCATCTTTACCCCGTTTTTCGGTTGTAACTATTTTTTACTAATAAATTCAATAATAATTCCTTTCATCATTCTACATTGGATATTAAACAATAATACATGTTGTTTAACAATATGTGAAAATAAACTAAGAAATTTATGTGGCGACACTAATCAATCATTCACTGCACAATTATTCAATCCTATCTATGATTTTAAAAAAAACCACCAAAACCTTACATTGATTTCTTATATTATTATGTTCATCATGTGGTTTATATCCTTTAATAAACTAAAAAAATGTACACATTTTATTGATATCTTTAAATAAATAATTTATTATAATTATTTATTTTATTTATTTCTCAATTTACTAATTTTACTTTTAACAATCTTAATTTTATTGTTAATTTCTTCCTTTTGTTTTTTCAATTTAAGTTTTTTATTTTTATCTTTTTCTTGTTTTATTTCAAGTTCTATTTTAGTCCTTTTTCTCAATAATCTTATCCCCTTTAGATATGCATTTTTTAATGCTTCTGGAAATTGTTTTGTTTCTTTTTCTTTTTTCTTTTCCTTATCCAATTGTTCAATTATTTTATCCAATTTCTTCTTGTCAACTTTGACTAAACCATAATATCTAATTTGACGTTTTTTTATACATTCTTTTAATGATCCTCTTTTTTCATTTTTTCTTAACTTATTAATTCCACATATTATTTTTGACATATTATTATATATTCTCCTGAGAAATCTAATTTACTATTAGGTTCTTTAAATTTATTAAGTGATAATTTAGTTTTAAAATTTTTTATAGACGTATCTGTTATCATAAATTGTTGTTCCTCTTTATCTGATGTTTTAAAAATAACTTTTATTGTATTATTGCTCATATCAGGGATCCATTTTTCGTCTCCTTTATCAATAATATCACTATCAACTAACAATTTTAATATATCATTTTTTGAATTTACAAATCCAATAACATGTCCCCCATTTACAAGATGATTACATACAAATTTAAATAATCTGTTCCTTTCTATTTTTGTATTAAATCCATAACGTAAACTCATTCTCATATCAATAATATCAAATTTTCCTCCTATTTTTTTTTCAATATTTAAAATTTTTCCATCTAAATTTTTAAACTTTTTAGTATCTGCATTTTTAATACCAATTCGTACTTTATTGTCTTTCATGTCGTAATAATCTTCGTTAAAATCATATAATATCATTATCTTTGTATTATCATCTTTTTTCAATTTATCTAATATTTTATAATTAACATATTTATAAAAATTAATTCTATTCATATTATATAATTATGTGTGATAATATTGACTTTACGGCAGATTCTTTATACAGATATGTATTGGAAAAAGAATATGATAATAACTTTCCGCATTCTTCAAATTATGAATTATTTTCGGATGAAATAACATCAAATAAAATAAATAAATCAAACAAAACAATTAACTATTTTTATATTTCAATTTTAGTTGTATGTATATTTATAATTTATTACATATTCAATATTAAAAAATAAATTACTTTTATTAATTTATTTTTCAACCTGCTTTTTTTTTAGATAAACATATTCATTATCTTTAGCATCAATGATATTTTTAATTTGTTCTTCTGTTCTTAGTGGTAATAAAATTTTAATATAATTTTTAAACGTTAGATTTTTAACAGTTAATAATTTACATTTAGATAAGTAAGTGGCATAAGAGCAATCAATGACATTTTTTCCTTGCCATATATCATCTGCAATTTTTTCTAAATCTGGAAATAACGTCGCGTTACTTCTAAGTGTTTCATAATTTGAATATTTATCTGGTAATTTTCCTTGTACATTAACTGGCGTAACATATAAATAATGTTCAATACTTGTAAAATAATCTTTCTTATCAACTAAATTTTTATCTGCCATTGATGTTTTAAAATATGTATCAATATTTTTTTTATTCTTTTTAAGAAATCTAAAAATCCCACCAATAGACGGCGCGATATCACTTTTATAAAACCAAATAGGTACTTTCTCTACTTTTTCATTATAATAATAATTAAAAACCCATGCTAATCCTTTTATATATTTTTTAATAATTTTATTTTTATCCGTTCCAAAATAAATCTGATCTAAATCATCAGGAATCGGTGTAATAACCAAATTATATAATTTTTCTTTAATTTCTATTTTAACTTCTCCAATTGTATTAGGTTTTATATTTAACATATCAGCATAAATGCCACTTTTTCGTTCAAATAAAAATTTATTTTCATCATATTTCGTAAGTGCCATTCTCGGATGTGGTAAATCTCCTTTTAACATTTCACGTTTTCGTCCTGATATTTTTGTTGTTTTTTTTTCAAATTGTAATTTAGGTCTATAATAATTATCTTTCTTTATTCTATCTATTAAATGATCTAAATTACCATACATTTTATCTCCTTCTATTAATAAAAATTGTTCTAGCATATCAATGTCATATTTAGACTTATCAAATGTATCATTCCTAATATTCGTATAAATCTCATTCGCCATACTACAATATTTTTCTAATTGCATTATTAAAAAATATCCATTAAATAATTTCTTAATATCAAAATAATTCATATATGTCGTTTCCATATATGTTTCTTGTAATAATTTTGATTCTATTTTATTTAATTGTCCAAAAATATTAATTAATGCAGCATAATTCATTTTATATGTTCCATCATTATATATCAAATAATTATCAACATCAAAAGATTTACAATATGCTAATATAACAGTATCAATATCTTTCATAACATCCAATGATTGTATATGTGGCACGAAATCGTTTCCAAATGCAAATGTAAATATAAACACTAAATCATTTAATACTTTATTTTTATCAATACGCGTTTTTATTTTCAAATGATCCTGTACAAAAAATAATATATTCTTTATTATCAAATTTATATCAATATATGCATATTGTTTCGTCTCCTGTGCATATCTGATTACTCTAAATACTGTGTATATATTTTTTTGTATAAACGAATTTTTCATCAACATTGATAATATAATAATATCTGCATCCGGACTAAATATGACATATTTACCTTCCAATGCTTTTTGATTAATATCATCCATTATCTTTTTCTCACCTTCTCCAAATACAAATATTGATGACACTACATATCTTTTTAATGCTTTATATTTTAATCTAAATTCTTTTCTGACATCTTTTGAAATTAAGTATTTATATATTTTTTTCATAAATCCAATTCCTGATAACATATTAGTTTTATTTATTGATTTTTTATCTTCTTCAAATTTTATTCTAGATTCGGGAAGAGTACTTTTAAATTTATTAAATATTTTCTTATTAATAACACTTTCAATAAATGACATATATCTTCTCCGTTTTTGTTCAATTACTTTATTCATTTGCGGAATACCATCAAAAGATATGTATATTGTTTCTAAATTCCTAAAATTAATAAAAGTATCAATTATATAAAATAAATAATTTTTGACTCTTATTAAAATTTGTTTATGAATATTTTCCTGACTATAATCATGATCCCATTTTTCTTGAATATCAACACTTACATTGTCACCAATTATTGAATCATATAATATCATATTTAATTCCTTTTCAATTTCTGGGATAATTTTGTATAATATTGAATTGAAATCAACATAAAAATAATTTGCCTGAATTTTTCCTTCTTCAATTAATATTCCTTTTTTAGTAATTTTATTCTTACTTATACTTCCATAAAATTTTTCTATTCCCATTTTTTAAATTAATAATATCTTCTATAACTACCACTAAACTATATTATTTATATTAATACAATTCTTTTTATTATTTAATTTAATCAATTTTTTATTTTTTATCTTAATATTTATCTCAATATTTATCTTAATATTTATCTTAATATTTATTTTTTATTAAAAAATAATAAATTTTAGTAATTTTTAATATAATGGATTTAACAATAATAATAATTTTGATATTAATAATAATGTCAATATTTATTTGGAATAAATTAAATAAAAATAATAATATTCATGTAATAGTTAATCAACAACCAAATAATATAACACCAATGACTAATCCATGGAGGGAATATGATTATAGAGCGCTTTCAGATCCGTTAGTAGCTCCTAAAAAAAGGGACGATTATAATTTACCAATAATACCAATACCAACAAGAGGTTATCCGAGTGCATATAAAAAATGGGGAACATTGATTGATGAATCGGCGTCTAATGATGATCCATTTAAATTTTTATTTTTAATTGGTAGACAAAAGTATCCACATTCGGATTGGTATCAATATTATGCGACTCAAACTGGGAAAAATCAACGAATTAAATTTGAAGTGCATAATAAACATAAAGAAATAATGAATGATGATAAAATAACAATTAATGAAATTGGTAAAACTTTTACAGCAAAAATAGATAAAAATTTAGATTATGAATATAACCCCTATTTTCTATAAAAATTATAAAATATATTTTTAAAATATATTTTTATTCAAATAAATCTTCTGTTATTATCTGGAGACTTGTATTAACATCCAAAATTGATAATAAATTTTTATAAACAAAAATTACTGTTAAATTATTATAGAAATAATTATGCGTTTTAGAAATAAATGATATACACTGTTCAATATTACTAAAAAATCTAATGTCACGTTCCACTGGTTCAACATTCGGATTAATATTTGACACTTGTTCAATATATCCAAATGTAACATCATATGTATCATTAACTGGTTCAACATTTAGATTAATATTCGACACTTGATCAATATGTCCAAATGTAACATTCCATGTATTATTAACTTCTTTACCAATAATAAATGATTCAAAATGATCATCATTATTATACAAAATTATACATTTTGTATTCATTATATTTAATAATCCAACAAAAATAAATAATGTATAATATACGCCCCCTTTTTTGGATTCTTAATTATTTTACTAAATTGTTCAGTATAATATATTATATCCGAATAATGTTTATAAATTAAAGGTTTTTTTGATAAATAAGATGCAATTCCAACATGAATGTCTGTCTGAATAGGACTTGAAATTCTAAATCTAGATGTTATTAATTCTGTTTTTAATACTAAATTTTCTGGATCTAATTCCGCTCCATAATTAAATATTTTTCTAATTATTGATGTAGTATTTTTTCTTAACCTTGGCATCGCCCATCCCCACATCCATACATTATAAGCTAATATACCTAAAACCTCAAATTTTGAAGTGAAAATTAATTCTTTATTTTTATCATATAATTTAATAATATTATGTTCTGTATCATTCGTAAATTTAATAAACTCTACATAAACAGCATCATCAAATTTATGTTTATATGTTTCACTATTTTTATCATAATATTCAAGTGCACTTTTAATAATATCGCCCATTATATATAAATGAATGATAAAGAAGAATTTAAACCATCTGGAGGATTTCCACCATTAACAATATGCAAAAAATACGAAAAAACAAAAAAATTACGTGGATTTTCTTCTATAAAATCAGCAGTATCAATCAAAGATATCATTGAAAAGAAAAAAGAAAAAAAAGATTTTATTTAATAAAATTAAAATAAAATTATTATTTTATTTTATTCATAAAAATATTATTCAATAATAAATAGCATCTATATTATCCGGAATCTTCAAAGGTGATATTAAATGAAATCTAATAGTTATTATATTTTTATTATTTGTTTCTTCACTCTTTTCTGGAAATGAATATATTATTTTTTTATCTTGATCAATAACATTTATTGGAATATTATGAATTTTATTCAGGATATATAATTCGTTGTAACCGTCCGATGGGTAATCATTCATTAAATTCAAAATAAAAGTGTCTATTTCATCCCGAGATTTTAGAATATTTATACTAACATTCTTCGGATTTTGTATCCATTCAATAATTAAACTTCTAAAATAATTAGATAATTCTGTCTGTATCGGATTATAATATCCAAGATTTTTAACTTCTATATCTATTAATTTATTCTTAATCCAATAATATCCATTTACATATGCTCTTATTATTGTAATATTTCTATTTATAATTGGTTGTATATAATGATTATTGATTTTAATTAATGGGAATGTTTCATTTAATTCTTCATAATTAACTGTTTGTATATGTTCAATTCGTCTTCCAATTTTAGGTATCTGTTCAGTGCCCAATAAATCATATAATAATTGATTAATATTAGCAACAGTACTTTTAATAATTTTTTGATCTTTTCTTTCTGTAAATCTTGATTGATCTACAATGTCAGCGACATAATAATCACCAATCCTTAATATTTCATATGCTTTTATACTATTTTCTGTTAATTCACTACTAATCTTATTTACAAATTTTATTAACATTTTTCGTGTTAATGTTAATTTACATGTATCTTCATTCCATGTACAATGGGGTGTTGAACACATTTTTTTATTAAATTTTCCACATATCACTCTGTCATTTTTGACTATATAATTGCTTAAATCCGGTTTTTTATTACTTATATGAATTAATTTATTTTTATTATTTTTATTTTTTCCACCTTTCTGTAATTGCTCATATGTTTTCGCTAATTCATTATCTAATATTCTATATATAAATAATTTTATTTCATTTTGTTTTTCTTCTCTTGTTAAATCATTATTTATTATTTTTTCTAATTCTGTTTTTATATCATTATTATTTGATAAATATTCACTAAACTCTAATCTAAATAATTCATAACTTTCATTTTCATATTTACTTTTAACTATTTTTTTAATTCGTCTATCCACTACTTTTTTACCTTGTAATATATCTAAATCAATTATATCAGTTATTTCTTTATTTTCATAAATAAATTTTAAATTCTTTAGAGTTTGTATCATAACTGATTCGTCTTTTATTGGTATTGCATCGTGTGTTTCTGTCATTATTGCTACAACATTTAATATATTGTTTTGTTGTTTATTATAAAAAACACCAATTGGAAATATTGGTAATTTTATTTTTTCAAGTTGTTTTAATGTATTATCAAATGATCGTTTAAATTTATCTATTGACGTTATTATTTCAACATTTGATAATGCACCTGATGGTTTTGTCGGTATTATTAAATTATCATTTGTAATTAAATATACACATTTACATCTAATATCAACAACTTGATATTTAGGTTCAATAATTGTTGCCGTCATTTTTGCTGTATATAATTCATTTTCTTTCAATGTATCAACGCAATTCATATCAATAAATTTACTTGCATAATCAATAACATCATCTTTATTAGTAAAAATTTTCTTTAATGTATAATCTTTTGTTAATTCATCATTTTTCTCTATAAAAACAATGGGATAATACATATCTTCATCTTTAACCAAAAATATAATGTCTTTATTAGATTCTTTTATAGGTACTACATTTTCCTTATCAGTAACAAAAATATTAAAATCAATTTTTATAATTTTTTCTTCCAATGCTTTTTGAATTGTTACAACATTCTTTTCAAAAATTATTATATTCACTCCATTATGTGTTAATACATCTGGTATCATTAATATAGAAATTATTAATTCAATCTCAGGATTACCTTTAATATATTTTATATAATCTTCTTTTGTCTTGAATTGTACTTGTATATCTCCATTATTCAATGACGTATAAATTTGTCCTTTATCTTTCTTTAAAATTGAAATAATATTTTTTTTAATTTTTTCAATATTTAAATTAAATATAAACGATATCGCTGACATAAATTGAAATCGCGTTTTTTCAATTCCATATTTAAAAAAATATCCATTTTTTGTTGTCGATAAATAATAATGTTTTGTAAAACTTTCTCTATTTTGTAATTTATTAAAAAAAACATCTAAAAATGTCTGTAAAAAACTAATTCTATTTTCTGGTAATCTGTTAGAATCACGTAGTATATACAAAAAATCTCCTGACACTTTTGTAGTTGGTTCAATATTAAATTGTTTCTCTTCTTGCTCATAACAATTTTTATTTAATTTTTGTTTTTGTTTATTTTTTGATTCATATTGATTTTTTTTAAAACAACATGGAATACAATTATCACCCATTTTTACTTTAGTTAAATATCCAACATAAAAATGTTCTCCATTATCTTCTGGATTACATGTATAATATATATTACCCTTTTTAGATCCATTTTCATCATATTCATTGAATTTTAGTGCTTTTAATATAATTGTTTTTCCATTATAACTTATTTTTCGTTCATAATATCCTGTTTTTTTATTAAAAATATAATGTTTATGTAATAATTCATCAACTGATTCTGTCGTAAATTGCTGTGGCCGTCTTCGTTTATCATTACCACTTTTTTGACATAATCTAGAATATTTTGTAATTTTTTTATCAGCATTTGATGCTAAATGCACTTTATCATTTGATGCCATTTTTTTAATTTCTTTAAGTTCTTTAACATAATTAACAACTACATCAACATAATTTCTTCTGTGTGCAATATTCACTAGTTTTTTCAATTTATCTTTTAATATTTGTTTATCTTTTTTTTTGTATAAATATGTATCAACATACAATACTAACAAAACATTTAAAAAAGATAATATTTTATTTAATTGATCAACATCACGTGTACCTGATATTTTAATTTTATAATTATATATTTGTTTTCCCTGTATACTGATTGAAATTCCACTTGGTTTTGTTTTTGGTAAATTTTCTAAATTCTTTAATATTCTTCTTGATCTTTTGATATTCGGATATTTACTCTTAATTTTGTCATATTCTTCTTTTGATTTTTCCATTGTAATATTAAATTGTTTACCAATTTCATCAATTAATTCTTGTTCTGTATATTCATAATTTCTCATTATATACAAAATTCGTTGTTCTATTTTGGCTTGATTTTCATATTTTGATACTCTTTTATATCTAAGATATGTACCAAATTTACTTATTTTACTTTCTTTTAATTTTGCAATTCTTTTTTTTGGTTCTATTTCTAATGAAACATATGGATAAAAATATCTGGAAAATTCTGATAAATCATTATGATTAAGTGAATAATTTTCTGGTAGCTTAAAATTTTGAATTACATTTATAAATGCATATTTAAATTCGCTGTCTTCTGGAATTTCAATCTTAATTCTACCAATCTCATTATTAAGTTTTTCAATTAATTGTTTAATAAAATTATATGTTTCTTCAATATCCTCTATTTTTGCTTTTTGTTCTTCTTTCCATTGTATTTTGTATTCAACTTTTCCATTTTCTGAAAATTGTATCATAATGTATTTTTTTTCACTTATTTTACATCTAATTCCAACCCCATAAGGCGCATTTTCAAACCAACCTTTAACAATATCATTATCAATTTTTTTAATTTCTTCTTCATGAAATTTATACACCAAATGACCATCCATTGTTTGATATTGAATAAATGGAAATATTTTATTTACAATAAATCCATTAAATAATCTATATAAATTAATTTTTTGTGGTATAGATTTTAAATTGATATGTATCACTGCCTGTGTAATGTTTTTTTCTGTTAATAAATTAACACATGTCTCTTTAGTTTTTTCAACTAAATTTATTACTTCATTTTCCATTAGCTGATCATTTAAAATTGTTTCATATGATGTTGTCATTTTTATCTGTTCAACATCTTTATTTTCATTAAGATATTCAATAATTGAATTAAAATCATTACTTTGAATATATGGAAAATATAATTTAACATATACATCACTTATATTTTTTAAAATATCATATGGTTGTGAATAGCCTAATCCTAATTCATTGTATATATCTAACATAAATATTTCATTGTTATTTATATAATCATTATATTCCGATAATATATTAGTATTATCATCTTCTCTTTTTATTTTACTTCCAAATCTCTTTAAATTATCTCTTAATGAACGTAAATTGTCTCTTAATTCTTCGTAAACTCTTATGTTATTATTAGGTTCAATATCAATAGGTAATATTTCTGTTTCTTTAATCCATTTTTGACCTAATGTAATTTTTTCTATTTTATCATTAAAATAATATTCCGACCAAAAATATTGTCGTGATGGTAATAAATAAGAATCTTTTGAAAATTTTTCGTTATTCTTCATACAACAACATACTTTATTATGAATTTCTTTTATTGTATCATCCTTATAAATATACTGATTTGTAATATAATTTTTCTTAAATACATTTTTTATAGTTTCATCATATACATTAAAATCATTTGTCTGATCAAATGATAAAATTTTTTTACTTTTGTTAATTTCCTCTTTATCTATTGTATTTTTTATTACCATATTTGTTTTATCAATATTTTTATCTGGTTGTACATCAACTGGTTTATATAAATCTTTTGTATCTCCTGATACATCATCTCCAAATAATATATCATTACTAACATCATCATATACATCAATATCACCACCACCTTTAATTGTTTTATAATTTTCTGTATCTTCTTCAATTGGTAATGTTTTTCTTTTTTTATAATTTTTTCTTGCAATTAAATCTTTCAAATATCCTTCAAAACTATAAAATAATTTTTTCTCTGTTAATTTAAAATTTTTTATATGTTCGGTATACCATTCCGAACCAAATTTATTTATTAATTCTTTTTTTTGTGATGGTGATTCTTTAATATTGTTTATTATTGAATTAACATGATATGTATTGAAGAATTTTAAATACCATTTTTTTCCATAAAAATTTTTTAATTTATTGTATTCACTTTTAGATAATTCAATAAAAGAATCGTATAAATTCAATTCTTTAATTTTTTTTAATATATTCTCTAATTCTTTTGGGATTGCTCCAATAAAAATATAGAGTTGATATTGAATTTTTCTATTATTATTTTTGTATTTCCAAATAATTTTAATAGGATCATTCATTATATTTAATAATATCATAAAAAATCATGATATTGTTATTTATTACTAAATAATTGAATTTGTAATTGTTAATCCGCAATATTCAACCGGATTTTTTGAAAAATTAATTTTCGTATAAATATTTAACTTTATTGCTTGTTGAGTTAAAAATGTAAATACTCTCTTAAACTCATGACCATGATCATCATATTCAGGACATGCAACATGTGCCATTTCATGAAGAACAACATACATTAGTAAATTTAAATTATATAATTTATTGTTGTCACCACGCGGACGTAAACAAAAAACTAATTGCTCACCTTTATTGACACTATAACTTGTAAATTTTTCATTTATCGAATTTTCCATTATTTTAGAATCATCCAATTTTGAATGGAGTAATACAATATTTTCTTTAAATTCTGGAAATTTATCTAAATTTTTAAATAAATACTCAGATAATATCTTAATATTATTATTTATCCTCGCTAAAATATCAGACGCTTCTTGACTATTTGATCCATTTCTTACTAAATAAAATTTACCATCTACATTGGAATTTAAAAATATCATGTCATTATGATAATCAATCCAATAGTATATCAAAACAAAAAATATCATTATTATTATTATTTCATTGATCATGTTATAAATAATTTTATGTATAATTATTATATATAAAATAATGGGAAATTTTATTTCGTTATTTTGGCAAGACGATAAAAAACAAGATATTTATGATATTCCTAAAATAAAATATAAACAACCAATAAATAAAAAAGTTATAAAAATAGAAAAACCAACAATCAAAAAAGAAACAGAAAAAGAAACAGAAACAGAATCAACAATTGAATTTTCAAAAAGTGAACCAACAGTTACTCCAAAAGAAGAATCAAGTACTTCAATTACACAAGAAAAAATATCCCTACCAAAAGAATCAAGCGATATTGGATCAATTAGTGGTGGCGATTCTATAGTAGCGACACCAAAAAGAAATAGATATACCGCTTTAGAATCTGATTTTGGATCAAAGGATATGTCATTATTACATAATATTATCAATAAAAATAAAAAAGAATATTCGGATAGCATATCATTTACAAGAAGTAATTTAACATCAGATACACAGTTGTTTTCACCAACTTCCGATAATATCGCTACATTAACACCAACATCAGGTAAAAAAAATAAACCAAAACTAAAAGGAGGATGCGGTTGTTCCGGAGAAGCACCTGAAACCGAACCTAAAGGTGGTTGTAGTTGTGAAAATGTAGAAACACCAGCACCAGCGCCTCATGGAATAATCGGAACAGGTCCATATAATGGCGGATGCAATAGTTGTAATCCCGTTGGTGCAGAAACTTCTTCAACATCACCACAACCTATTTCATTAAAAAAAACACATAGTAATAAAAAAAAATTAGTAGGAGGTGATGAAGATGATAAAGAAGATGAAGAAGATGAAGATGATAAAGAAGATAAAGAAGATAAAGAAGATGAAGAAGATGAAGAAGATGAAGAAGATAAAAAAGATAAAGAAGATAAAGAAGATAAAGAAGATAAAGAAGATGAAGGAGATGAAGAATATAAAGAAGATAAAGAAGATAAA